CTGATGAACTGACGTTCATCGTTGGCCCGACGCCCAATGCTGCCCTGACTGTAGAACTTCATTACTATTACTACCCGGTCTCGATTTCGGACACGGTGGCAAACCCGTCTGGTACATCTTGGCTTGGGGACAACTTCGACTTGGTGCTGTTTAACGGCGTGATGGTCGAGGCGGCGCGGTACATGAAGGAAGAGCAGGATGTGGTGGCAATGTACGAACAGCAGTTTGCTCAGTCACTGATCTTGCTGAAGCAACTGGGCGATGGTAAGAACCGTCAAGATGCCTACCGCAACGGGCAGGTTAGGGTGAAGGTGGGCTGATGCCAATCGTTCAAACGCAGACCACCTCCTTCAAGAAGGAGTTGTACCAGGGCATCCATGATCTGACGACGGATGTCCTGAAGATTGCTTTGTACACCGGCAACGCAGACCTGAACGAAGACACCACCGTTTACACCACGACGGCAGAGATCACGGGGACTGGGTACTCAGCGGGCGGCAAGACGCTGACCGGCACGACCATCAGCAGTTCCGGGTACACGGCATTTGTGGACTTTGACAATGTGGAGTGGAACCCCGGCGCGTTTACAGCGCGGTGTGCTCTGATCTACAACTCTAGTAAAGCAAACCGTTCCATCGCCGTGTTGGACTTCGGGTCAGACAAGACCTCGACAGCCACATTCACCATCGTCATGCCGGTCAATGATGCCAACAGCGCCTTGATCCGGTCTTCCAACTAGGAGCATCAAATGAGCATCGAAAAGGCCAAGGCCCAAGACATCGTCACCAGCGGCCTGATCGCTGGCACCCATTCACCCGAGCAGGCAACTGCCACGGGCAAGTACACCTTTGAGTGCTACGACAAGGATGGAAACCTCAAGTGGACCGCCGAGACGGAAAACCTTGTGGTCAACGTCGGTCTTCAGTACATGGCAGGCGTTGCCCTGACCTCCACCACGCAGATCACCACTTGGTATATCGGCCTGTGGGGTGCGGCTGCATCTAACGCGCCCGCTGCCGGTGACACGATGGCTTCGCACATCGGTTGGACTGAGGTTACGCCTTACTCCAACGCCACCCGTCCGACCGCAACCTTCGCGGCGGCAACCAATGCCAACCCCTCTGTGGTGACCAACAGCGCAAGTCCTGCGTCCTTCACCATCAACGCGACGCAAACGGTGGGCGGTGCGTTCCTGACCTCCAACGATACCAAGGGCGGCTCCACTGGCACGCTGTTTTCGGGCTCGGACTTTTCCTCTCCTGGTGACCGCAGTGTGGTGTCCGGTGATACATTGAATGTATCGTATACTTTGTCCCTCGCTGGATAATGTAGTAAGATACACCCTCAATTAACTTTGGGGGTGTATCAGGTGAAACAGAACAAACTTTTAGGTGTTTGGCGCAGCATGCACAATCGCTGCTATAACGAGAATCAAGCCTCCTACGGGAACTACGGCGGGCGCGGTATCGTTGTGGCGCAATGTTGGCATGGGGCGGACGGTTACAAAAACTTTGTGGCCGACCTCGGCTTCCCTTGTGATGGTCAGTCCTTAGAGCGGATAGACAATGATGGGCCATACAGCCCAGAGAACTGCCGCTGGGCCACGAAGGAAGAGCAGGCCAACAACAAGCGGAACAACAGGTGGATAACCGCCAACGGCAAAACGCAAACACTGGCTCAGTGGGCGCGTGATCTTGGTTGCAACCCAAGCAACATCCTGTACCGGATCAAATCAGGAATGACAGATGAGCAGGCCGTTACCACCCCGGTTACTGAGCGGCCAAACTCAAAACTGTCTGTTGAAGATGCGCGGTTTATCAGAGAAAATTACCCTGTAATGACATCAACTGCGTTGGCAAACAAACTTGGTGTCAGTAAGAAAACCGTGCTTAATGTCATTCATTTCAAAACATTCAGGGATGTAGAATGATCAAGATCGACTTTGAGTTCGACACTCCCCACGGCATCTTCCGTGACGCCCTTCATCTGCCTGAAGATCACACCTTCTCTGAGGATGAAATCCAGGCGATGAAAGAGCAGCGCCGAGACAACTGGATCGCCATCGTTACTGCCCCGCCCGTCGAAGAAACTCCTGCCCAGGAGTAAGTCGTGCCTGACAGATTTTGGGTTGGCGGGACTGCGAGTTGGGACGGCACCGCAGGCACTAAGTGGGCGACCTCATCCGGGGGAACCGGAGGTGCGTCTGTTCCCACCAGTGCTGATGACGTGTTCTTCACAAATCTGTCCACTGGCACTTGCACCATTTCTACCGGGAATACAGGTGCGAAGTCCATCAACTGCACCGGGTTCACAGGGACTCTTGCCGGTAGCGCGGCCATTACCGTATCCGGCAGCGTCACCCTTGCTGCGGCAATGACGTTTACTTATAGCGGCGGTTTGACATTAGCCGGAACAGGAACAATTACCTCTGCGGGTAAAACATTTTTGTGCCCAATAACAATTAATGGTTCTGGCATAACCGTTACGCTCGGTGATGCACTGACCAATAATTCTGGCGGCAATTTCCTTGTTTCAACAGGTACGTTTAACACGGCAAACTTTAACTTAACGTTAAGTGGAAGCACAATTTTTAACTCATCCGCAGTTGGAAACATACGCGCAATCAACTTAGGCAGCAGTACAGTTTCAATTGCTACCAGTGGAAGTGCTCTTAGTTTTGCATTTAACTCTGGTCTAACTTTTAACGCAGGAACTTCGACAATTGTTTTATCTGGAACAGGCGCACAAATTAATGGAGGCCCAACAAACGGTGGTGTTGGGGTTACTTTTAATAATGTTCAATTTACATCAACCGCCGCAGGTACTCACAACATTATCAGTTCAAATACATTTAACAACTTAACAGTTACTGCCCCTTCTACTGCGGGCGTAACTCAAGTTACCTTCGACTCCCAACAAACCATCAACGGCACGCTGTCCACCACCGGCACGGCAGGTAATCGTCGCGTGTGGTTCCGAGGTGCAACCTACGGCCTTGCACAAACCCTCACGATCAACAGCGCCCCAAGTCTGACCGACGCAGATTTCCGCGACATCTACGTCATCGGCACTGCTGCGCCCATCTCAGGCACTCGTATTGGAGACTTGCGCGGTATTCGCGGCATCACAGCATCCACGCCCAAGACGGTGTATTGGAACCTTGCCGCAGGTGGCAACTGGTCAGCAAACGCATGGGCAGCGTCTTCGGGCGGGGCTGTCAGTACAGATAACTTCCCTCTCGCTCAAGATACGGCGGTTATTGGGAACACGGGCCTGAATACGTCCGCTACGGTGACGTTGGATAGTGCAGTTGCATATACGGGCACGATTAACTGTGCAACACGTACAAACGCAATGTCATTGACCAGTGCCTCCACAATGACTTTTTATGGCAACCTCACACTGTCCACCGCAGTAACACCTAACACTGGTTTTGTTTATGTGTTTTCTGGCCGCAATACTCAAACAATTACGAGCGCAGGGAAAACGCTAAACCAGACCAACGTCGATTCCTACGGCGGCACAGTTGAACTTGCTGATGCGCTGAACCTTGGCTCTAGCACGCTTAACGTCATCAACGGCACGTTTGACACCAAGAACTTCAACGTCACTGCGGGGGTTTTGTCTTCTGACAACAGTAATGTCAGGACGATCAATTTAGGCAGTAGTACGTTGACATTGAGTGGTCTTCCTGCTGTCAGCATGACAACTACAACAAACTTGACTTTAAATGCGGGCACATCGCAAGTTAATCAAACCGCACAACCGGCTAACCAATCCTTTAACAGCACTAACCTAACTTGGTATAACGTAGCATTTACAGCGGGCGGAAGCCCAATGGGTTGGTCAATAAACGGCCCAAATACATTTAATAATCTATCCATTACCGCTCCATCAAGCGGCATATCAACACTCGCTTTTCAAAGCAACTGCACCATCAACGGTACGTTGACCGTTGCCGGAGCCACCGCAGTTCGTCGCATCTTCGTTCGCTCTGACACACTCGGCACCACCCGCACCCTCACCGTAAACAGCCTCAGCGCAAACGACTGCGACTTCCGCGACATCACGATTGCCGGTGCTGCTGCCGGATCATCGCCTACCCGTGCAGGCAACTGCGGCGGGAACACGGGTATCACTTTCCCTGCTGCCAAGACGGTCTATTGGAACCTTGCGGGCAATCAGAACTGGAGCGCAACAGGATGGGCGACGGGTACAGGTGGAACTCCCGACATCAACAACTTTCCCTTGGCTCAAGACACGGCAGTATTTGACAATGCCGGGGCAATTACTCAGATTACAGTTAATGCCGCTTGGAACATTGGCAGTGTTGATATGTCAGGACGCACTACTGCGATGACATGGAACGGATCAACATCCACCTATTACCACGGAGATTGGAAATTTGGAACTGGTGTAACACACTCAAATAACGCACAAGGACAATTCTTTTCAAGCCGTAGTACGCTGACAATTACAAGCAACGGAGTAACATTTAATACTCCTGTTCTTATAGACGCTTTTTCCGGCACGGTTCAACTCGCCGATGCGATAACACTTGGTTCCACAAGAACTCTGACCCTTACTAGCGGCACGTTTGATGCGGTGACGTACAACGTGACGACGGGGCTGTTTAACGTCACAACTCCAACAAACACAACCCTAAAAATGGGTTCTGGAACCTGGACTATTTCTGGCACTGGTTCAGTTTGGATGGCTACAAACGATGTAGGCGCGTTTTTTAAAGGCACTGCAAACATTGTTCTGAGTGATACATCAACGTCGGCAAGAACATTCACAGGCAACAGTAGGTCATACAACAAGCTGACCATTGGCGGCACGACCGGAACTTCAACCACAACCATCACTGGTAACAACCGCTTCACCGAACTCGCCTCCACCAAGACTGTAGCCCACACTATCGATCTTGGTTCAACGCAACAATTTTTTGGCGCTTGGACAGTTACAGGAACAGCGGGTAATGTGGTGACGTTGACAGGGACGGGGACAGGCCATTCGATTGTTGGTGCTTGCACTTCTGGCATTGATTATCTAGCCATGGGTTCAATTGGTTTTAGTTCAGGTTCTCGTGGTGAGTTCTACGCCGGAGCCAACAGTACAGGAACAGCAGGAGCGCCCGTATACCGCACAGCTAAACCTGCGGACAGCACACGTTACTGGGTGGGCGGCACAGGAAACTGGTCTGACACGGCTCGGTGGTCTACATCTTCAGGTGGCAGCTCTGGGGCCTCTGTGCCACGAAGCCATGATGATGTGGTGTTTGACAGCGCATCAAACGCTACGGCCTACACAGCCACGGTAAACGCTGTCACGGGCGGCATCAGAACAAAATCACTGACCATCGCCGGTCCTTTGACGGGAAACCTGACGTTGGCCGGGTCGGAATTAATTGCGGGAGTGCACGGCAATGTAACTTTTCCTGCTACTGGATTGACTCGCACTTACACTGGAGCAATTGTACTTTCTGGATCATCAACTGGTAGGACATTTACAACAAACGGAGTGACATTAGCCGGCGAACTTCTTGTCGATGGTGTTGGCTGCGAGTGGACTCTTGGGAGTGCTTTGGACATTGGCTCATCCACTCTCACGGTAACCACTGGAAATTTGCTGTTAAGCACTTACAACCTTATAGCCGGGTCAATAAGTGCCAACAACACAAACTCCAGAACGATTAACCTTGGTTCAGGAACAACTACATTGTCTGGATCAAGCACTTTGTTGTTTGGCATTACTGAAACAGCCGCTGCGACACTGACATTTATTTCTGGAACCTCGCAAATTAACTGTAGCGCCACTAGCCCAGTATTTGCAGGGAATGGCAAAACTTTTAACAACGTCAGTTTTACTAGCACTTCGGCCGGGACAGTAAGTATTAGTGGAGCAAATACTCTCAACAACCTGTCTTTCACTGGAATAACTGCCGCCGGTCTAAAGATCATTTCACTAGCAGCCAACCAAACTGTCACTGGAACGCTGACGCTATCCGCAGGCACCGATGCCACGATGCGGCACTTTGTGCAGTCAAGCACACTCGGCACGACTCGCACACTGACCTGTGCTGCTTTCTCAGGAACAGATGCCGACTTCCGCGACATCACCATCGCAGGCGCAGCGGCACCGGCCTCGGGTACTCGGTTGGGTGACTGCAAGGGCAACAGCGGGATTACTTTTGGAGCAGGTGTTACTCGATATTGGAATCTTGCCGGTAGCAACAACTGGTCTGCAACGGGTTGGGCCGCAAGTTCTGGCGGATCGCCTGCTGTTAACAACTTCCCGCTTGCCCAAGATACTGCTGTTTTTGAGGCCACAAGCCCCGGAACTGGAACGACGACATCGATCAACGCTGCCTACAACATCGGCACGATTGATATGTCGGCGCGTACTAGCAATACGATGACTTTGAATTGCGGTCAACTTCCTTTTATACACGGCAACTGGATCAACGGCACCGGAATTACATTATCGGGTTCTGGAAACATAACGTTTGTGGGGCGTGGAAGTCAGACGATCACAAGTGCAGGTAGGACATTTACACAGGCTTTTACCGTTAATAGCCCCGGTGGGTCGGTGACGTTGCAAGATGCATTTATTACCAATTCTACAGCGGCGGCGGCGTTTGTAGTAACCGCCGGAACATTTAGTGACGGTGGCTATAACCTATCAACAACAAGCACAGCCAGTAGCGCAGGATTTAACAGCAGCAATTTAAATACAAGAACATTAACGATAAATGGAACATGGACGATTGCTGCTACAGGAACGGCATGGAGTTGTTCGACATCGACCAACCTAACCGTCACAGGCACCGGCACGATTAGCCTGACCAGTGCTTCTGCAAAAACTTTTTTCGGTGGTGGATTGGCTTACACCAACATCACGTTAAATCAAGGCGGCGCAGGCGCACTGACCATTACCGGCAGCAACACGTTCAAAGACATCACCAACACCTACAAGAGCACTGGCGCTGCCAACATCACAATTGGCACCACGACTCAGCGGGTAAGCCAGTGGACAGGCGCGGGTGAAGCAGGACGGTTGCTGACGGTTCAAGGCTCATCGGCATCTTCACCGGGCACGCTGATCCTGAGCAGCGGCATAGCGAACGTGGACTACCTGACGCTCACGGGCGTGCGGGCCTACTCCCTGATGGACACTTGGTACGCCGGTACGAACTCCGTCAATAACGGTTCTTTGGGGTGGATTTTTGCTGCAAGCGGCGGCACGGTTTACTCGGTAACCATCGCGGAAACGGCCACCGCCACAGACGCTATCAACGCTCCGGGCAGCACATACAACACCGCCGTTTCTGAGACTGCCACCATCACGGACACAGCCGTGGGGGGATTCCTGCTATTGGCAAATGTGGACGAGTCAGCGTCTGCCGCTGATGATGTCGTTGGATACCTTGTGTTCCCGGCTAGTGTCTCGGAGACTGCCTCGGTTTCTGATGCCGCCCTTTCGTT